TCAAAATATACATCTCGTTCTATGTTATTAAGATCATATGTTTTTACTGATGGGTAACTATACAAGCCTTCAGTTATTCCACCTCTGTGGAGAGACGTTGAGAAGTTTACGATATAATTTTGTTTAGATTCAGGAACTAATGTAACTCTTTTCTGCAACAAAGTTGTAACTTCACTGCTCAGTATTGACTGGTGCGCTCTATCAATATAGTTGTGTACCACTGAGTTTCTATAAACAGAACCAAATGCGCTAAGGTTATCAATGGTGTAATCTTCGATAGCTGCTCTTACAAGACTAGTGATCTGTGCTTCATCTAAGTCTGTTAGTGATGGTTTCCAATTAACAACTGTTCTTAATAGAATATACGTATAGTCTGGGTCAATGATTTCTGGAAATACGGTAACAACGCTTCTGTTTGTGATAACGTCATTAACAATTCTCTCTTTTTCGGTTGTAGTAAATTCATAGTTGCCAATTGGCTTTAGAGAGATGAACACTTTACCATAAACTGGCGGATCATTTTCGTCACCTGACCAAATTGAGATAGAACTGATATTTGGATAATCTTTCATTAATAAAGATTCAAAATCTGTTTTTGTAACAGCTCTGTTCTGTGAGGTGTAGTGTATAGGTGCTCTATATCTAATTTGTTCTACCGTTTCTTTATCTGATCCTGCATCAGCTGGTGATACTGAAACAACTGATACGTTAGAATATCCACCAATAGCTGTTGTGTTTACAAATGAGTTGGCCTTATTTGCTTCTGCACCAGATGTATCAAGATACTTGATGATAACAATATTACCATTTGCTGGTTGTTTTCCAAGAACACCATCACCAAAATATACAACATAATTTTGGTCTGAGGCTTCTTCAACAAAGAATACAGTCGAGTTAGCAGTTATCTCTGTAAGGTCTTGTGCTAATGTGTACTTTGTTATATAAGTATTAGCTGCTGACTCTTGCACTGTAACAGTGATGGTTGATGTGTCGGCATTGGCTGAAGGCAGTGAATATCTTCTATTAGAATTAGCTACAGTGTAATACAGGTTTGAAGTTTCACCCTGCTTGAGTTCAATATTATTAAATGTGAACTTGCCACCACTTTTACCTGCAATAGCTGATTCTGTGGTAGAGAATATGTAATTTACGCCGTCAATAGGTTCAGATACAAAGCGAGTAAACTGCGGTAAAACTAAAGCAGATTCGGTATCACCAACAGGCGGTGTCACGACAACATCTACTGTAGCTACTGCGCCCGTGCGTGAGCGAGGCACATAATTGGTTAGTTTGGCTAAAGATAGTACCGAGTTGCGAATCTGTGCGGTATCCAAGAACATTTCATTACCGATCATGTTCAAGTAATATGCATTGTAGTGAGTATTGTAGGCCAAGATATCAAGAAGTATAGATAAACCTGAACCATCAAAATCATAGTCTGTAAATTCTGCTTGACTATTTAAATAGTTCTTTAGATTTTCTCTGATACTATTGAAGTCTAGCTCAGAAATTCTAATTGCGCCCGCCATTTTTTATCTAACTTTCTCTAAGAAAATTGTTGTAACATAAGGTTCTTGTCTGTTGTTAACTTGGAAAACAATTCTAGCCGTATATCCATTGTTATCTGGATCTGCAACCACATTTACAGTTGATACAACTGCTCGGGGTTCAAAGTTTTCTATAACGTCTTTAATGTGCTGCTGTATTAGATTGGCTGTCAGGGGCGAAATATTATCAAAGAGCAACTTTTGTGCGCTAGATCCAATATAAGAGCGAAAAGGTCTTTCATAGAAATTTGTCAATACAAGATTTCTGATAGCTCGCCCAATTGCTATTGGACCAACTACTTTATTAATATCTTTCGTTACAGGATGAACATTAAAGTCCAAATCTATATCGGTGTAGTCTTTTGCTCTTGATACTGTACTCGTCATGTTTTATTTATCCTATGCCTAGCTTATGGGTTTAGATCGATACCTGAACTATCAACGATTTTCATACCACTCTTCGATTCAATATCCATTTTGGTACCAGCATCAACTTTCATATTTGTTTTAGACTTAACGACTACTTTTCCGGATATAGAACCAACATTCATTTCATTAAATCCGCCAACCTGAAACTTATCACCAGCAGACATATGTGCAGTTTCGTTTACTGTCAGCTTGGCATTCTTTGCTGTCTGTTCCATATTCTCAGCAGCAGCCATATTGATGTTCTTGGCGTTCATGGTCATATTACCCTTAACGGTGGTTTCCATGTCACCCTGTACTGTCCAATGTGCATTGCCTATTACATTAAACGTTGCATCACCATCAACCATTACATCATACTTGCCTGTTACTTTGATATAACCTTCACCGTTGATTTCAAGGCCCATCTTACCATTCTGTGTGACTATTCGAATAGAACCATCTGGCCCTATTGTAAAACCTGCACCAGTTCTACTCATGCAGCGGACATATTCATTACCTTCATCATCACAAACCTCTAACTCATGACCACTTCTAGAGATGAATCGTTGTGAGTTTAGCTGTTCTTTTGATGGCTGTACAGGAGGAATACCAGTTAACTTTGATTCTGCTGTTAGCTTTGGTTTAGATGCATTGTATGTCATAATATTACCTTATGAGAAAAATTTTGCTAATTCTTTTGTACCGTGAACATCAACTTTAGCTGATAAATCTTCAAAGTTGGTTTTGAATAGCTGTTTTTGTGCGTTTGGTATTCTATCTATCATTGGCAAAAATTTATCTTTGACTGATTCTAAAACTTTAACATCACCCATGATACCTGCAAAAGCTTGTTCAGCTTTAACCATAACATCAGGTTTCAAAGTGGTTAAATTACCCAGCGCATCAAATGTCTGTGTAATTTCACCAAATGCGGTAGGCACTTTTAATACTGTTGAACCTAATTCAGCAAGACCTGATAATGTATCATCTGTTTCTAGGTCATACATCTTACCAATCATCTCTTCGATTGTTTGTGAACCTTTCAGTAAGTTAACCGCCGTTGTAAAGAACGTAGCTGGGTTTACTCTCTTTTGTGCTGACATACCGCCTGCTGCTGCTACTGTTTCATAACTTCTGGCCATGCCCATGACAGATTCAAATTGCTCACCTAGACCTGCGGGTAATGACTTAAACAGTTCGTCTTTAAGAGCAGCAGGCATTATATTCAGAATATTGCTCATAGATATATTTAAACCTGGTAACTGAGACATAATATCTGGTGTCATCTTTGATTCAAACGCATCTAGTGCAGTCGAAACGTTTGTAAGTTGTGGTACTTTAAGACCAAAAACAGGTTTAACAGTCATTGAGTTCATTAGACCATCAAGCTTACTAAAAGTCCAATCACCCTTCTCTACAGCTTTAATAACTTTAACGCCGTTTTCCATAACTTCTTTAAGGTCTGGCGGCTGCTTTATTGGTTTAAGTCTCTTTTCTTTCTTGGCCTTTTCGACGTTATCTGTTGCACCAGGAAGTGGTTGAGAACCACCAATACCAGTTTTACCATGTTCTTTGTTTTGATATAAACCAACTACCGTATGCCTAGATGTACCGCCTTCACCTACACTCTGTTTTACTATTACAGATTGGCCTTTATCTAGTGCTCCTCCAGATGATGATGAGCCAAATAAAGAGCCAGATGCCTCTGCTGGAATCCATGTCAAATGCTCATCTAAGACGTTTTTACCATGCTTACGTGGTATTCTGACCTTGTATAGAATTTGACCTGAAGGCAATTCTTTATGATCTACTACAAATCCAATTTCTTCTTTATTTTCATATGGAAATGTCTTACTGTTTGTCATACTCTACCTGCTGCTACTGTATTCGAAACACACTCAAGAGTGGTGATACCTAGACCGCCAACCTTGACATTATGTGTCATTGATGAAATGAGATAGTCGCCTGTGCCATATAGTTCACCCCTGCTTGGTCCTTTATTTGGAAACTCGGCTTTAATAACATCACCCGCGTGCAAGAACGGGCTGAAAGGCACGACCATCTTAAGAGCAATTTTATCTTGATCTAACAGAGCCATTCTAGGTTTACGCTTTACAAGGTACTTCTCAATATTTGGATTACATGAGTTCTGATCTGTTTCTGTCTCTTGATTTGTAGTGGCCATAAATGGGCTATTACCGCAATCTGATGGAGTACCAAACATACCAAACTTACCTGTCAAATAATTCAATGTAGAAACAACGGTGATATCATCACCATTTTCATCAAAACCATTTAAAACATCAGATAATAAATCAAAGTCACAAGGAAAATCAAAGTTCATAATCTCTGTTGGTGTTGCATAGTTTAGATCAATAGCACCCTTATCTGAGTAAGTAAATGTCCAGACCGGTGAAGCTTTAGCTAAAGATGTAAGTGAACGAAAATGATGTGTGCCTAAGTCTCTGTATGTCATGTAGTGAACAAATGACGGATCCATTGTACCTTGTGAAAGGGCCACTTCTGAGTTCTGAAATATGGCCTGAAATGGGTGAACATTTTCAGCTACAAAGTCTCTGATTGGCATTGCATTCTCAACATCAATTCTAGGTGCTTGTATACAACCACGTAAAATATCAGATACGACTTGGCTTGGAGGTGT